CATAAGAATAGATCATTGAGAAATTATGTACATCGTTTGAGTCGTATGCGATTTCTTTAGGTGCTTTCAATCTTGGCATTCTAGCCCATTCAAACTTCAATTGTTTCTTAGCTTTAGCAGCATTCAAAACAAATCGGTAAGCATCTGTAGAATTTCAACCAATACCTTGAGCCAATCTATCCCAAACAACGATTTTGAATTTTCATTTATTAGGATTGATGTCATTATTGTTTGTTAATTTATCACTATTAACTAATCTTTCAGCTTTACTTTGTAGAGCTGGTCAAACTAGTAATGTGTCTAATTTAACTGGTCTCAACTCTCCATTTGAATCTCTATGTTTAGCAGCCATTACTCTTGCCTCTGTTAGAGATACACTAGACAATGATGGGTTATTGTTGCTGTTGTAAGCTAACAATGTTCCATCTGTAGAGTTAAATAAAGCTCTTGCCTCTTGTCCAATAGGAGTTACTGTCAATCACATCTTATCTACATAAGCTGTTGTAGCAAATCCATGTAAGAATACATCAGCAAGACAAGCATCTAATTTTTCCATTCAATCATCTACGATTGATTCAATCTTATCTTTAATAGTGTCGTATTCATCATACAACTTTAATTCTTCTGTTATAATTACATTAGCACCATATTTATGCTTTGTCATTGTAACTGTTACATCTGGATCTCATTCAGCTTGTGGATATTCAGCATTTTCATTTACCAATGTAACTCCAGTAATTCAAGTACCTACAAGGTATGTTGAATTTCTAGTTGGTTTGCTCTTTTCTCCAAAAATCTGCAAACCAATTTGGTCAGCCAAAATGTCTGCCATGTGTTCTTCGTATATCTCATCTATCTTTTTTAAGTGTGCTGTCACATCAAAGTAGATGCTAGTACTCATAACTTTAGTCATTTCTTTGATAATTTATTGATATAAAATATTAGTAAGCTAGGAAATATCCAAAATATTTTCCATTTACAACTTCTGTTACTTTAAAGATTGGGTCAGCCTCTCCTTTTAATTTTACAGAATTTTTGTCGTTTACGATCATTCCAGATCATACTACTGTACTAGCTTGGTCAGCAGCTTTAACATCTACTTCCCATTCTACTCATGGAATGTTCAAAGCAACTGGTATAAAATCTCATCCAGTTCCATCTGCCATAGCAACACCAAAAGGTGTTCCAGATGCACAATTTACTAATTTTCAAGAGGTAATTCCTACAAATTCTCCTCTATGTATTGTAGTTGCAGCTGTAACTTCGTACACTCTGTCTATACCTCCTCATCTTCTGTTAGTTTTAATCATAATTGTAAGTATAAAACATATAAAATATTATTTCTTCTTGTACATTTCAAAGATAGATTGTGGCTCACTTTTTATTGTAGCCGTTTCTCCACTCTTTCATCATCAAGAAGTTGGTACTCATGCTAGATTAATGTCTTTATCATCCATTATTAGCTTTCGTGCCTTTTGTGAGGCTTTTGCTACATTCTCTTTTGTAAGTGCTTTACCATCCATAAGGTCTTGATATTCACTCATAAAGCGACTGTACGACTTTTCTCACTTTTTTAGCCCTTTGGTATTTATGAAGTTGTCAAGTTCTGCTTGTGCAAGTTCTTCTTGTACTTCTTGTCTAGCTGTAGATTTAATATCATCACTGCTAATTGGTGTTTGGATATTATCTCCATACTTTTCTTTTAGCTGTGCCATTAAATCATCTGCAGATCATCTACCATAGTGCTTTGCGATTCTCTCGGCTAGTTTTTTATCGTTGTTATAGTACTTTACAAAAGCTCTTTCATCAGCTCAACATTCACTAATAGCTCTTAGTTGTTGTGCCTCACGAGTACTAGCTTTGTAGTCTCTTTCAGCTCATTGTAATCTTTCGTACTCCTCACGAGTAATACTTACCATAGAATCATCTGTACCATTGTCTTGTCCATTACCTTGTTCGGTCTTAGGATCTAATTGTTTGTTTTCTTCCATTCCATTTAGGCTTAGGAAATTAAAATCTCTACTTTGTATCATAGATTGCCTTTATTTTAGGTAATATATCACTTATTCAATACTTTTTATCATTTTTGAGAGTTTTCCTAGTTCTTAACTAAAAAAAGCCACTAATAGAGTGGCTTTGATGGTTTATTATTTTCTATCATTTGACTCAATTTATTCAGTAGGATGTCACATAGATATATTGCTCAATCTCTGTATGCTATATCTACTGGATTTGTTACTCTTTTTTGGTCTAACAATAGTATGTTTTTTGTACTACTTATAGACTCCATCATGTATCTAGCTCATTCTGTTCATAGGGTTTGCGATGCTTCAACTCTGTCCTCATTGGTTTTGAATATCGCTCATTGTAGCTGGTACATTCTGTCCACTATCTTCTTGCATTCCAGCAAGTCATTGTACTCATGGTTGGTTATTACTTTCATTATTTGTGTTAATTCATAAAGCATTTTGTTGTCACATATTCATGATGGCTTGTGTTATCTCTGCTGTCTGTTCTTTGAATTTATCAGCATTAGATTTTAGCATGATATGTTCTGGATCTATATCAAACAATTCATCCATCTTGTTTTCTATTGCCTCAAAATCTCTAACATCTCCACCTCATTGTGCTGCTAATGCTTTAGCTTGCAATAGTTGTAATTTTGTCTGTACATATCTTGTCATATTCTCTATTTCAAGTGCTTTCATAGTAGCTGGTGTATTAGCTGTTTTGATATATACTTTTAGTCATTGTCATGCTCATAATAGCTTGTCTGTATCATAGAATTTGTTACTCAATGCAAAATAATCTTCGTATCAATCCACATCTTCTATATCAATTATATCTTCCATAGTTTTGTCACTTACATCTGCCACTTTTTCAAATGGTCATGTGTCTTTCCATACAATTCTTTTTCATTTCAGTGGGATATAATAACAATCTTTTTGTGTGCTTTTTCATGTTTCTTGGTCTCGGATTCTCTCAGCATATAGATATGGTGCAAATTGGAAGATATTACATAGCATTATATTAAATGCTCTACTTAATCACATATCTCTCAACATTGCTGGTGTTTTCAATCTATTATTTTGTTCTTCTTGCATTACAGAAGTCTCAAAAGCTGTCTTTGCTGGACTTGTATATGGTGCTTTGAAGTTTATACCAGTCAAAATAATTCAGTAGTCATCCATTTGTGTCAAAATTTCATTTAATTGTCATACATTTACTTGCATATTGATTGGTTGTATGTCTCTAGCGTTTCACTCTGTCATTTCTACGATCTCAATTTCTCATGGCTCAATATATACTTCTCATTCAGTAGCAACTCCAGCTCATTGTACCAATAATCATCAAGCATTAAGTCTTGCTCATCAGATAATATCAGTAATTAAGTTGTTATTTATTCATTTTACTACTGCATATCTCTTTACTATACCATCTCACCATATTCTTTTATCGTTATAGTAGTGTTGAATAGGTATAATTGGTAATTCTCCATGTTGTGTTGCTGCATATCAATTATAAATAACAACACTTTCATTAGCAATAATCCAATAATATCACATAATTTTATTGTAGTAGTGATATAATTGCACTACATCTTTTCTATCTTTTTTTCAATCTGTTGTGTATTGGTTGCTAACTACATGATCTAGATTTATGTATCACTCCATAGGCTTTCATTTTCAGTCAAAATATCTAGTTTTAAACATATTTTCACTGATGGTCTCTTTTCGGATACAATCTTCAGCATCATCAAATTTAGCCACATCATCAAATCGGACATTTCGTGGACTAATATTTTTTATTGTTATATGATATTGATCTATTTTTCTTACTTTTAGCTTTTTATCTGCTATATAATCATTACTTCATTTTTCAGCCAAAATTTTGCTATCTACAGTCAATCATGAAAATAAACAGCATGTTCAGTATTTGGCTTTAGTATAATCAGCTCTAACATTTATTTCTTCCTCAATATGTTCTACTCTGATAAAGTGCTGTAGTGTCTGTTTAGCCATCTCTGTTTGGATTCAATCTGGTCTTCACTCTGTAGCGACTTCTATTGGTAATCATGCTGGCTTACTTCCTTGATAAGCCTCTATTAAAGCACTCTCCATAGTCATATTAGGTATAATTTGTCAGTTAGCTCTTACTTGTGGTTTAGAATACATGACTCTATCAGCATAAGACCACTCACTTTCTGCCTCACTCCTTGCTGTTTTCATAATCTCAAATCTTTTTTTGAATTGCTGTAAAATTTCTTCACTTTCTTCTTTGATTTCGCTTTCTGCTGTTCATAGTTCCATGTCTTCTATCTTTTTTGTGTCTACCATAGCTCTATATTGTTACGACTAAAATCATTTTTTTGGATTTTCTCTCATGTTAGTGGATTTACTATAGTTCTTGGCTGTTTCTCTTTTTTCTGTGCCTTTGTTTCCAGTCTATAAAATGTATAGCTCGCACTATCTGGTCTATCTGGGCTCTTTCAATATCTTTTCTTTATCTTTTCTTTAGGTATTATCTGTATTTTTCACTTTCAATTCCTCTTATACTTTATCATTTTTAGATCATCCCAGTATTTTCTATCTCATACAAGCTGTCATCAGTTCTTTAGCCATTGTGCAAATCTCCAGTACATTTCAGCTCTCACATTTTCAAAGGTAGCATTATCATTTGCTGGATCACTACCATTTATTCATGTACATTTATATCATGCGAGTGCTAATTCTGTTCCAACATTAGCTCAAACTCCAAAGTTATCATAGACCACATCTTGTGTATCTATCTTATCATAAGTGTATAATAGGGTTGCTGTCATATTTGCAATACTTTTTTCTGTATTTTTAGTTTTCTCGGCTACTACCTTTAATATCAGCTCATCTCTACAGCATCGTGGGCATTTATCTACTCATTCTTTACTAGGGTCAATTCACATTCTAGTAGGATTAAATATTGTCACATCTTCTTCTGGTATAAAATCTATCTTATCTAGATTAAATAAATCCATCCATCACTCATCATCTAGGTCTCAATGGTCTGGAAAATCACCTCTAACTCTTATTTTGTACTCATCACTATCTTCTCCATGCTCTAGCTTTATATCTTCTATAAATCATTCTCATACAATAGGGGATTGCTCACTATTAAAGTGCAGTGTTTGAAAAGTACTACTTAAATTATGAAAAGCATCGTAAAAATATCACTCTGTTCTTGTTGGGTTGCTTATCATTACAAGTAAAGTATTATCATTAGTCAATGCTCATTTACTATATTCTCGTACAGCATCATCTATTCAGCTTGCCTCATCTCATAAAAGCATTAGATCATCAGCATGTAATCCAGCCAAAGCCTCTGGTCTATCTTTACTGGCTGTTCTTGCTCTGGCAAATCGTGTATTTCACTCATTACTCTCATCTTCATCATCATATACTGTTGTATCGTTAGGGTCTACAATCCTTATATACTTTCTACTTCGCTTAAAATATGGCTTTATTTCTGGTGGTAATTTTCATATTCGGATAGCCAATTCTTTTCGTAGTACATCATACATCTGGTCGCTTGTTGGTGCTGTACATCAAACAATACTCCTATAATGTGCAAAAAGATACCATAAAATAACTCGTGACAAACTACTAGATTTTCATACTCCATGTCATGATCTAATAGCTATCTTTTTAGGTTTTTCTCATCTGATAGCTGCTGTCACTGCATGAAAAATCTCTGCTTGTTGCCATGTTATCATTTGATATCTCTTGAATGGCTTAAACATATATAATTTCATGGGATCATATTCACCAGTTCTCCTACATTCCAGTAGCAAGTTTTCATATTCTGGTAACACTTCTTGTACTCACATTCAAAAATAGTCTTTGATTCGTTCAAAAGGGCTGTTTACATATACATTATATTGCTCTAGTTCTTTATCTTCTGTCATTATCTTAGTTTAGCTAAATTCTCCTCAATATATTTTAGGTTGTTATTTCTTATTCGCTCGTTTGTTTTGTGTAATCTGTTTTTTAATTCATTGTCGTTTGTCTCGTGCCACAGTTGTGAGTTATACTCCAAAGCATTCAGACAAGCAACTTTTACTCTTTCTAGTCTTTTTACTTCTCAAATATTATCTTCTTTTACATTAGTGAATACATAGGCTCGTGTATGATATATTCATGCTGTGTATAATGCACTATTTGTTACATTTATCTTGTAATACTGGCTTTTGCTACCATTGTAATTGTCTTTAATCTGTTTACTTCAATCTTTGATTATTTCATTTACACAATGTCATACTAGCTTTTTCTCTCATTTCTTAGCTCTATCTATAGCCCCATTGTCTCCATAATCTGCTACATAATCTGCTGTGTAATTAAAACTTACTCATAAATTGTAGTTTTTCTCCATAATCATATTACATTTTTCATCGTTAGAAAATAATACTGCATAATATGCTGCTGGATCTTCTGGGTGGTGCTTATTCCACCAATCACAAACTAAAGCAAAAGCATTTTTTGTATACCATCATTGTCAAGCTGTTCTTCCTTTTTGATAGCTCAATGTATCAATCTCTTTTATTTCATCTAAACTAAACTTGTAATTTTTTAGGTCGCTCATTGCTCAAACTGCTGCAAAAATACTACAGCTTTTCTTACTCCAATCTTGCTTTCATTGGTTGTAATCATATCTGATAGTATCTTGTGTAAATAGTTCTGGCAATGTATAAATATCTGCCTCAGTCAATAAAAAGTCTGTACTTTCGTATCAGTCTCATAGACATCAGTTTTCTAATTCATCAATCATGGTGTATAATTATATAGATAAAGTAGCTTTTTCTATTTCTTCAAGCTGTTGGTTTATTTCTTTAATCCTTAATTCGATTCTGTACCTTAAGTTCGCCTCATCCTTAAATGTTCAGTTATCATTCACTATTACACTTATTGGATAGTTGTCTAGTTTTTCTTGTAGTGCATTTAGTTGTCATACTAATGCCATTTTTTCGTTAAATAATTTTTGTTTGTCTTGCATGTGGTGTATTTATGAAAATAAAGCTCGTACTATTCACACAAATAATAGTAATCAAACTATAATCATAACAATATCTTTAATCAGTCAGATCATGAACTCTCTATAGAATTTTGATTTACCTTTGAATAATCGTTTCATGTTTATTGGTTATGCCATCCAAATTTTCTCTCTAGTTCCATCAATTGTCATCGCTCTCATTGTATATCGTTGTATGTTCACTCTTTGTAGTAATTATCGAAGTGTGTATCCAGCACTTTCAGTATGTCATTGGCAAATTGTGGATTCCAGACTTTGAAGTTGGTGGCTAAAATATTGTACAATTCTTCAGCTGGTGTAGAATTGTTAAAATACCTATGCAAATTGACATGGCTTGAATCTTTTAACATCTGTTTGTTATCATCTACATTTTGTCATCATCTGCTTGTAGGTATTAAGTGGTGTATACTGTACCTTGTTTTGTTCTTGCTCATTTTTCTTATAAAATAAAAAAGAGCTTATCACTCTTTCTTTTGGTTAAATATTCACCATTTCTTAAATAAGCTGTAAATCAGCTGGCTACTAGCATATACTCATGCTACAAATGTTACAACTTTCTGTCGCTCTACTGCATAATAAGTACTTGCTATATAATATCATGCTCATAGGATAATTGCTAATCAGATAGCAATATAAGTTTGTGATATTTTCCATCTTTCACTAATCTTTGTTAGTATTTCTACTAATAATCATATTAAAATTGCCTCCATTGTTATTTTGTTATAGATAAAATGGCTGTAATTATTCACATCAATCAACCAAGTATTCCTATTACTCGCTTGATTGCATTAAACTCTCTACGAGTTGGGTATCTATCATCTAGTTTATTCAGTGTGTCTAATATCTCTTTCTGTCACTCTTTGACTTCTTCGAGTTGTTGCTTTATATATTTCATTTCCATCTCTAAGGTTTCAATACTTACCATATAAAGTATTTTAGAATATAAAATTTTATATTCTGATCTTATTATGGATTTCAAAATATTCAATACTTTTTATTGTTTTTTTGTGTTTTCCTTGTTTTCAAGTGCTTTTTCTTGCTTTTGTGCATCTAGTACTTCCATCCTTTGCTCTTTTGCTCTCATAGCAATACCTACAAAACTTACATTTACTGTTGTGTTGTTTTCCACTTCTGCCTTTGGCTTATAATTAGGATCTCTTTTTTCTAGTGCATTCTTTAGTAATGTTCATGATACAGATTCACTTTCAGCTGTTTGCATTAATTCTCTAGCTCTAGTTTTTACATCTACTAGAAATAGTTCTTTGCTCTTGTCCATTAACTCCATAAACTTTTTGTCTTGCTTTATTTTCTCATAGTATGTATTAGGATGTATCCCAGCATAAGCACAAGCCTCATTAATTGTACAGTCACATCTAAAAGCATAGGCAAGTTTTTGTATTACATTATCATCTATAACTGTAGGTCTTCATGTATCCAACTTTCAATTCTCTTTTACTTTGTATTCTAGTTGTCTTCATGATTCAGCTGTTATTTTCTTTTTTCTTGTCTTTTTTTTTATTGTAGTCACTTCTATCTTTCATGGGTTTTTCTTATTCCATTGCTTTTCTGTTAGTTGCTTTGTGTTTATATGATCTATTGTCATGATTCATTTCTTTTCTGTTTTCATTTTGTTATTTTAGACACTAAAACTCTCAGTTAAAATCAAAAACAAATTTTATCATTTCTTGCATAATGTTGTTTAGATTGTTTCGTTGCTTTTCATCAAATGTAATTGCTATATGTTCGTATTTTGCTATCGCTTTATCTGTTCGCTGTATTCATGCACAATTCAATGCTGCCTTTAGTGCTTGTTTATCAATATATTTCTTTTCTTCTGGATAAAATATAAGGGTTATCATCTGTGTTATTATTTAATATTAAAATATTGATCCATTTCTAATTTCAAAAAATGAGTAAAACTTCAACTATCAATAAAAGTATTATGTTAATCAAAAATCAACTGTCTATCTTCTTTGTCTTCAAATACAGTAAATACATAGAGCATGTCATCAAAATTATGACTATTAAAACTAAAATTCTTGCTAGTCTCATTGGCTACTTAAATAAAAAAATAAAAATTAATATTATTCATAAAATCATTATTGCTATGTGTGATACTATTAAAAACTTTGTCCATCTTTTTATGTTTTTAAAAAACTTTATTTCTCATTCTGCATTTTGAATATACAATATTAATTCATCATAACGGTCTTTCAGTTCTTTATGTGTGTTGTATGGCACTCGTGATGGTTGGTTTCCTGTTGGCATTGTGGTTTTATATATTAAATAAAGTTTGCTCGTGCATTGTGTTTGATAGTCTTTTCTCTGCTATCTCACAATATTTTGGATTTATCTCACATCATATAAAGTTTCTATTAAGTTCTTTACATGCTACTGCTGTTGTTCAACTTCACATATATGGGTCAAATACTACTCATCATTCATCAGTGCAATTTTCTATCATTTGCTTT